TTACGGTGTAAACGGTGTCGATGTCTATGTCGTCATTACTGTAAAGCACTCTAACGGTGTCGCCTGGCATGAACTCGATTGCTTCTGTTAGATCGCGCAGGCGGTCGATTGCCGGTGTGGTCACGCTGGTCACTACTGTGATTGGTTTAGGCGCGAATACGGTCGCAGCCCAAGCATCTGCGTCAGCTGTTGTCGCGAGGTCGACGGTGAAGTCTTCTGAGCGTTGACCGAATAGGTCGATTGAGTCCTGGTCGGTGTAGAGCTGCGTGAAGATTGGGTCGCCTAGGTATTCGTATTTCTGGGTGACCAGGGTGCTGTTGAACACCTGCTCGGATTGCATCGCTGAGTCCAGGTCTGCCATGCACAAGTGGTTGGCATCGCCGTGGTTGTTGCCGATTGTGTAGACGTAGCCACCGGTGGTTGCTCGAGGTCGATACTCTAGGTAGCCGGTGCTCGGGTTGATTGCGATGAAGCCAAGGCCTGTGGTCAAACAGTTGGCGGCCACCGCGCCAAAGGTGGTGTTGAGCTGCGGAGTGCCAGTCATATACCATTCGGGGTTGATGCTGAAACTGTCATAAGGAATAACAAAGCCTGTTGCGGCGACTTCGTCGATTGCCAACTGGATCGCGTCGCTGGGCAAAATTGCAGCCACTGGTTCAAAGTCGAAACGTCTGTTGACTAGGAGTGCCCAGAAGTCTGTTGCGTTGACCGTAATTTGGTTCTGCTGGTCTGGCGCGTAAGTAACGCTGATGTCGTCGAGCGTTCCGTGCCAAAGGATAAACTCGTAGGCGTCGCGCTTGGCTTTGACGCGCACCTCGACACCTGGGCGGATGAATGGGTAGTTGTTTGGATCGAATGTCCAGGACTGCATCCTGATTTGTGCCTTGCCTGAGTCGGCCTGAAAGAATACGTTGGATGCAATTGAACCACCGATTGAGGTGTTGACTGCGTTGACTTCACATGCCAGGTCTTGCCAGGTCACGTTGCCTGAAGCGTCATCGCCTAGAACGTTGGTTCCGCCTAGTGGGCTGATGCCTAGCACGAAGACGTTGCGCGCAGCCTCGGCTAGTAGCATTTCGACTTTGAGGTCTGTGGCGATGTCGAAGTTGTTGATTACAGCCATGGCTATTCCTTGAGTGCTCTAAGAGTGCCGGTGAAGCCGTTTCGGGTTGCGTTGTTTACGGTGTTGACGATGTCCTGCGCGTTGACTTTAGGCGTGTTGATTGTGATGTTCACGTTGCCTCGAGCACCGGCTGCAGGCATTCCCGGCTTTGGCACGGTGCCAACTCTAGGCACACCGAACGCTTCTCTAAAGCCGTCGAATGCTGCGTCGCCACGTTTACCACCTGAGTAAATATCGATGCGTTCTGATAATGCCTTGGCTTCAAAATAACCACCAGCTGCGGAACCTGCCGCAGCTACCCCGACAAGTCCAAAGGAAGCCAGGATGCTACCTGCTGTCGCTGTTTTCATAAGACCAATAGCAGCTGTCACACCGTCAATAGAGGTTTTGACTGCGTTGATACCGTCAATGGTTCCCTTAAATATTGCGACACTTCCAAGCAAAGGCAGAAGCCAATTCTTGTTAGCTATAGCCCACTTAGCGACGCCAGCCAACTCTGTGAGTAATTGGTGCGCTGCGTCTGCGATTTCTTGAAGTTGCTTTTGCCCAGGTGGTGACATCATCCAGGCTGCGAAGTCGTCAAGGATAGGCAAGAGCGCGGTGCCAAGTTTCTCCTGGATCTCACCAAAGATAATCTGCATCCGCTGGTATGGGTCAAGGTTCGCTGCTTCTGTGGATGCGCCCTTGAACGCGGCGGCCATGTCCTCGATTGGAGTCTTTGACCCTCGAAGACTTGGGATAAGTTTTGTTAGCGCGGTGTCTTGACCTGCCAGGCTCTTTGCCATGGCCTGCGTAACAGTGTCTAGGTCTTTGCCAGTCGCAGCTGATGCGTCGAGCGCGATCTGCATTAGCTGGTTGGACTTGGTGACGTCGCCGGTGGCAATAAAGAGTTTCTGATAGGCGGGTCTGAGTCTGTCGTCTGCGATACCAGCCTGAATCTGCATCTTGGCGATTGACTTCTCAGCCGCCGCGACGTTGGCATCGGTTGCCTTGCCAGTGTTTATCATGGCGAGCGCGAGCAACTCCTGGCTCTTGCGGTCTTCGATAGCGGCCTTGGTTGCCTCTTGCAACTCGTTGGCTATGACTTTGAACGATAGACCGATACCGATAGCTGCAAAGGCCTTACCAATGGTCTTGCTAACCGTCTGGGCTTGTTTGCCCATGCTGGTTAGATCGCCGCCTGCGCCTTTGGTGGCCTGGGTTAGTTTCTTGAACTCGCCAAGGATTTCGACGTTGAGCACTAAACTCATCTGCCAGACCTTTCCTCGAGGGCTTCAATGAAAGCCCTATATTCTGCCAGCGTAAGTTTGCGAAACTCTGACGGGCTCATTCCTGTCGCTAAACAGAAACTTGCCATACGGTCAAGAGACTCTTTTACGCTTGCGCTTTTGGGTCTGCAAGATACTCCGTCACCCAGTTAGTTGCTTCGGTGAAAGTCATCTTGCCGACATCTTCAATTTTGGCATTCTTGTCGGTGCGTTGCTGCAATAGCCACACCAAGAACTTTAGGGCGCGTCCAGGGAACTCGCCTTTGCCGAACAATGTGTTGACCGATGATCCGGTCAGTCTTTCGAGCTGCTCAATCTCGTCCATGGTTAGGACGTCAAGGATTGTGCGTTCTGTGTTACTCATCTGTGCCTTTCGTGCTGTTAGTTTCTATCAGTTTATTCACGTTGCGGTAATAAGTCTGGTAGACCTCATCCCTTGTAATGCCCAGGGCTTTTACAAAGAATGGCTGTGGTTTGATATTGCGCTTGAACCAGCCCCAGTGAATCGGGTTGGCGTAAGGAACTCTACCGTTGTTACCGGCAGAGACGCTTACTTTGTTTAGGGCTTTTGAGACTCTGATTGTGGATCGTAGTGACCCTGTCCGAACTGGAGCAAGGCCTCGGGCTTCGCGAGCGACTATCTCACCGGCATCGTTACCCGCCAACTTTATTTCTTTGGCGTCGACACCGATTGCCTGTAAGGCTTTGATAGAGCTGCGAAGACCCTTGACCTTGATGCCAGAGGTGTTCGACATTGATTAAGCGGTTAGCTTCTCTACACCGTAGAACAAGTCGTTGGCGGTGTCCAGACCGGTGTTGCGAACGGTCAGGGTTACCTCGAACTGAACTACTTCGTTTGAAGTTAGGTTTAGCGGTGGCAACTGGTCGAAGACAACGGTTCCCTCGTAGTGAGGTTCGTCGGCGCTTGGGGTTGCGTTGCCGTTTGGTGCGATGATGAACGTTGCGGTTGAACCGAAGTTAGTCCAGAGCACCTGGTAGAGAGATGTTGCTTCGCCTGATGTGATACCAGCCAAAGTTAGAGTCCACTCGCCGCCAACACGAACCTCGCAGAATGTCTGAACGTCGCCTGGGGCGTCGCCTAGCTCGAGGACTACTGAGTTGGCATCGCAGGCGTAGTTAGTGCCTGCAATCTTGAAGAGAATGTTTTGCGCCTTGATGCGCGTTGATGCAGCCATTCCTGGAGCCTTTCTAGATCGTAATCTGTAGGTCTGTTTGCACAGACACTGCAAGATACTCGGTGTTGTTAGTTTGTAGATTGAACGGTTGGCCTGCAAGAACCATTCTTGCGTAGCCTGGTAAAGCGTTGATGACTTGCTCTAGGAGCGCGTCTAGGTTCTCGGTGGCTTTCTTGTTGGTCGCTGTTGAGGCGACACAGATTAGCTCGAGAGCCAGCGTGTATTCGCTACCGATAGTCGCTGGACGTAGGTAGGGCGTTCCGCTGTTGATGATTACGATTGGCGGGGTTATGCGCTCGGGAACGAAGTCCGAAACGATTAGACCGCCAGCTGTTAGATCGAGTTTGAACTCAATCTTGGCAGCCGTAATCTCGTTGGTTGTCATACCCCATACCCAACGTAAGGCTGGAGTAGCGGGTAGACGGCAATCATTGGATCGCGAGCGACCCTGACCGGTGTTCCGTCCATAGATGCGAACTGGGCCACACCTTGAGGAGCGGAGCGACGGTGGAAGAGTTCCGACGAGGCGATAAGCGTCGCCTGGTCTTTTATGGCTGTTGGAACCGTGGTGACTGCGCCAATGAAGCGCGTGACTAGGGCAAGCCCTGAAGTCAGACACTCCTGTGGAAAGTCAGTCTCATCGGTTCCGACATAAGCCTGGAACTCTTCCAACGTCACTGCCATGATGACTAAGCGGTTACGTCTAGCTTGACGATCGCACCAACACGTGGAGTTGCGATTGCCATGTATCCGTAGACAGATACTGAGTCGGTGAGGGTGGTGATGTCGCCGTCGGTCAAACGAACCGGTGCGCCTGCTGACTCCATGGTGATTACAGCTGCGCTGTTTGCCATGTAGACGATGCCTGAGCCGATTGCTGGGTCAACGATGATTGGTAGACCGAAGACAGAGCCTGAGAGTCCAGGGATGTTCGCGGTTCCAATGTTGTTGAATCCGTTGCCGTCTGACAATAGGACTGGGCGTCCGTCGCCTGCTGCAACCTTTGCCAACTTAACGTAGCCGTCGGTGCCGGTGAGGATGAACTCTGGGCGTAGACCGGTGTTGGTGAAGATGTAAGCTGCACCGTTAGCGATACCCTCTGCGAGTGACGAAGCGGTTCCGCCGTCAGCGTCGAAGATCTTGCCGGTGTAGTCGAGTGCGCCAAGAGCGGTTACTAGTGCACCGTTGGTTGCGCCTGCGTAAGCAAGTGCTAGACCCTGGAATACCTGGTCAAGGGTGTTGACCTGTGAACGCTCAACATACTGACGTGAGAACGAGGTGTAACCACCGTAGGTCTTCACTGGAGTTGAAACGGTCTCGAAAGTCAAGTTACCGAATGCTAGGGCTTCGTTCTCTGGGTCCTGAACATCTACGTCAAGGGTGTTGGCGTCGATCTTCGAGTATTCAACGGTTAGACCGGTTGCAGGCAAAGCTGCGCGGCTGAACGCTGAAACGGTTGGACGGTTGTTGGCGATAAGGGTGTTGATGTAGCCGAACCATGGTGCAACTACTGCAGCGTCAGCTGAAGTCGAAGCGGTGCGAGCGAACTCTTGTGCCTTGGTGTCGCCGGCTACGAGAGCCTTAGCGAACTCGCCCTGGCTGCGGAACTCGCCGCCAAGTGGTGCTGGTGTTGCGACGGTCTGGCCGGCTTCGACGAGGCGGCGGATTTCCGCAACTTCATCCTGAACGGCGCGAACGTCAAGCTCAATGTTTTCTGACATTGGGTTTTCCTGTTCTGGTTGCGGTTCGCTGGTCTCGGCAGGGGTTCCGCCGTCCTCTCGAACCTCGGTGATGTTTGCTCCCGCGAATGCTGGGAACGGAACCACGCTGATCTCTTTTAGAGAGACCTTGGTGCGTGTAACTGTTGAACCGTCGCGCTCGCTTTCCAGCGGAACGAAGCCAACAGAGAACTTGTTTAGGACACCGTCGCGCATCAAAGTTAGAACTTCGTTGCCTCGAGGGGTGTCGCTGACTCTTGCGGTCACTTCGTAACCCTCTTCGGTGTCGCGCCCAGTGAGCACCTTACCGATTGGTTCTTCGTGACCGTAGAAGAGTTTGACGTCTACTACGTCGCTGATTGCTCCTGGAACGAAACGCTCAGTGTATTGCCCGCCGATGTTGGCGTCTTGACCGTAAGGAACGGCGATGCCAGTGATCGTGCGCTCCTCGAGGTCGGCGCGAACTTCAAACTCGCGGGTTTCCATTTCAGCCATTTAGACCTTCCTTGATTCGGACTTCATCGACGTTGAGGAACCCTGCGTCGATACCAGTCTTGTAATAGTCGTAACGAGCTGCAACGTCTGCCTTGAATAGGTGCTCGAAGTCGAACTCGACTCTGTTGCCTCGAGGTAGACAGTTGCTAAGTGCGTCTGTGATTGCGTCGGTGTAGGCCATGAGTGTGTGGCGGTAGAACACCTGGTTCTCGTCCTGCACGTTGGTGTAGGTGTCCGATGATCCAGGAACGCTGGTCAAGAGTAGACGGCTTGGGATACCAAAGAGACGCGCAATCTGTCGAACGGCCTGCTCCTGGATGTCGGTGAACAAAGCGTCGCGCGGGCTTAGTGAGATTGCCTTGTAGTCGAAGCCGTTGCCCAATACTGCGACCTGACGGTTCTGTTGCTTGTTGTGCCAGGTAGCGGTTACGGCCTCGGCGTCAGCTGGGTTGAGCATCTGGTTGGTGGTCAAGATACCGGTTGGAACTCCAGCCGCGCTGAACCAGTTGGCAGCGTAGTCGCGCAAGTCTAAGGCCGAGGCTATGTCTCGGTTACATGTCTCGATAGGTGAGAGCCCTCGTAGGAATCCAGCGCGGCTGAAGATTTTGAGGTGCTCCATTTGGTCTTGGGTGTATCTCACGCCCATGTAGTAATAGACCACGCCTTGAGTGATGTCGTTGCTGTTGACGTATTGGATGCTGACTGCGTTGCCTGGCAATAGGGTCAAGTTGTTTACCTGGCCGTCGCGCCCACGATTCTTGAGCCAGAATGCGTTGCCCTCGAGGCCAAGAGCAACGACGGTCTGGAATAGAAAGTCGCGGCGGCTCTCGAGCAGGCTCGGCTTGTTGACGAGGATTGGGTTCTCGACCTGCATTTCCATACCGGTTGCGTAGCGGAACGTGCGGAGGTTCATCTTGCTAATCGGGGTAGCGATGATCTGCACAGCGCGATAGACGGCTGTGAGTGAGAGTGCTAGCTCTGGGGTTGCGTAAGTCGCAGCTCGAGACGGAATGGTCGGCTGGACTGCGCGCGTTTCTTCAACGCGGCCTGTGATGCGCTGCCATAAAGTTGCCATACCACAAGTCTAGGGCATGAAGTGACATGCTCGACATTTCAGGCGTGTCGCGCTAGAAAACTTGAATGCCTGGAGTGAGTGCTCGGCTCGAAACATACAGCGCAAACACCGTCGCAAGTAGCGCGTCGATTTCGCCGTTGGACTTCTCTCGGCTAATGAGCCAGGTCTCGCCCGAGTATTTCGTGACGCCGTTCTGTGTCTGGACGACTAACAATGGATCGTTATTGTGCTTGACCGTGCCAGTGGCAAACATGGCGTAGACGGCCGAGCAGGCTTGGCTGACTTCCTTAGTCCACAATGACCAGACCGGTATGCCAGCCAACTTCATGCGCTTTGCCAGGCTGTTGAGGTTGCGGTCATCCATGGCGATTGCTCGAGGTGAGTGCTGCGTGTAAAGGCGGGTCAATTCGTTGAAGAGCTGTTGCTCGGTTGGCGCGACCAGCGATGCCACTATCTCGGTTTCTTGGATGTCACCGTTTGAGTTGGCCGCGGCGATTGTCGCGTATTCCCAGTTGCGCGCAACATCGACGGCAAAGACCACGCCTTGCATGTTCGATATGCCTTGACCGGTGGCCGCCTTAAAGAGCTCGCCTGGTAGCCATGAAGCTGCGGTGCCTGAGATGAATTGGTTTAGCGTGTAGCGGCGAACCTCATGTTCGGGCTGGGTGAGTATGTCGGACAGAACTCGATCTATGGGAATGCGACCACAGGCGATTGCGGGGTTCGCGGTCATGATTGCAGCTGCGCTGTCGATTGGTGCGCTGGTCGGTGCCTCCCAGATGAACGCGCCAAAGCGTTCGTTGCTTGCGGGGTTCTCGATTGCTTTCGCGGCTGACTTGTAAAGCTCTATGAGCGTCTCTGAGGTCTGGTCGCCTGCGGTGGTAATCATTATGACCATGGCGTCATCCATGGCGGTGGTGCCCTTTGTGGCGGCTGTCCAGATACCTTTCTTAGCCAAGTGACCCTCATCGAGAATCACGCGCACGAATGGCTTGCCCTGGAGCGCGCCCTCTTTAGCGGGGCTGACTTTGTATTTCCCAGTGCCGTCTTGCTTGGCGATGCCTCGAGTCTCGGTGGTGCGCTTGAAGCGTTTAGCCAACCAGCCATGAAAGTCGATGACGTGCTTGACGCGATCGTAAATAATCGTTGCCTGGTCATAGCTCGAGGCGATTGAAGTCACATCGCCTTTCTGAAAGAGCATTGACTCCAGCGCGAGGCCACCACCAACCACGGTCTTGCCGTTCTGTCGACCCATGCTGACCAAGACTTGCCGGTAGCGGAGTTGCCCAGGGTAGAACTCATGGTCTGCGGGGTAGCGTTCCAGGATGTGCCTAAGCAACCACTTCTGCCACTCGTCGAGCTTAATAGGTTCATCGGTCTCGGGTGTGACCCAGCACAATTCCATAAGCTCGATAAGGCGGTCGCCGTCTGTGACGAACTCCTCGGTGAGCGGTGCGGTGAACCGTGCCGGTAGTTGCAGCATTAGCGGGTAAGCAACTCGGCTAATGGATCGTGCTCAACCTGCTGGCCTTTGAGTTGCCGGCTGATTTCGAGCACAGTCTTGCGTAACTCGGCCGCGGTCGACGTATTCGCCTCCGAATCGAACTGAGATGCGAGCTGGAGGGCTAACCCAGCCAACACCTGCTGTTCTAGGTTCAAGTTGAGGCTGTTTAGCCACGTTTCGATTGTTGTTCTGACCATTTGGTTCAAACCTCCGAATAATTTGACTGGTTTATGAAAAAGAAAATGCTTGCGCGGGATTCCGAGCGCGTCACGAAATAAACGCTATCTCAATTTTTTTACAAAGTTTTCCAGATTTTGCTCTATAAAGCCTTGTAAGGCTCTGTAACGCCTGCGTAAGTCTGGCTTGATGAATGCATACCAGCGGTTCTTAGCCACCCTCCACCGCCACTCTGGTGGTGTTCTGTGCCGTTCTGCTCTGTGCTTTGCCAATTGTTTGCTCTCTGTGTGTAGTGCGGGAGGCCACCGTGTATCCCCTCCCCCCGCTTTATCTGGGGGGCGGTCTATTTCCAGCGGTCTGAGCGCCAAGGGATGCGCTTGTATGTCCGGTCTTGCTTGCGTCCGTTACATGCTCGGCACATGGATTGGAGGTTCTCGAGGTTATGGTTTGGTTCACCGTTGCCTGGGGCGATGATGTGATCTATTGTCCAGTCACTACCCTCGAGCTCTTTGCCACAGATTGAGCAGATTGGGTCAAGGCTTTTCTTGGCTTGTTCTCTTGCTTGTTTCCAGGCTAGTGATTGGTGCCAGTCAGCCACGCTTGGCCTTGTCTAGCAGGATGTCTGTGCGTATCTTGTCCATGCCGTCCATGATGTGTTTGATGTCTTTGCTTGGGCGGATGTTGCCTTTTTCCATTTCATCCTTGATCCATTGGGCGACCATGAGTAGCGCGCGAGCTGACCCGATGCGCTCTGATGATTTGATGAGTGGTTCCATGTAGGACTTGATGTTGTCGTGTAGTGGTGTCTCGGTCATTTGGTTTCCTCTATGAGTTGGATGAGTTTGAAGAGCTCGGTTTGGTAGTTGAATGCTGCGGGCTTTTGCCAGTTGTCTTTGATTACTGTGATGAGCGCGATGATGCGTTTGCGTTCTTGTATTGCTCCGATTAGGTGCGCTGTGTCGATTGCTTTGGACATGCCTTGGACACCGGCTTTGTAGCCCTCGTCGAAGCTCATGCGACTCTGTGCAATTCGGTGGTGCGCTCGCGTATCTCGAATAGGCCGTCTAGGTCTGGTTCTTGTTCCATGATTTTGCGGGCGTAGAGTGCGCGGTAGTTGTTGTTGAGTTTGTAGCCACCGGTGTGTTCTGGGTTTAGGTGGCTGTTCCAGCGGAGCACTTCGAAGAGTGTTGCGATGCCTAGTTTGTCGGTGCCGTTTGATTGCCAGGTGCGCGCTAGTTTGACGAGCTGCGTGTAGACCTCTGGGTGCTCGAGGTGGAACTCTTTGAACTCTCGAACAATGCGGTCTTCTTGTAGGTAGTGGTTCATCGTTTGTTCTCCCACTTGTAGTAGTCGACCATGACGTAGATGATTACGCCAAAGCCGACGAGTAGGAATGGAACTCCGACTGCTGGTTGCCAGCCGTTGTCGGCTAGCCATACTGCTGAGATCATGAAGTAGATCATGAGTGCGGTGAATGCAATTACGTGCATTTTGTAACCTTTCTGTGTGTAAGGTGTCGGCCTGGGGCATTGTGCGTAAGGTAGGGGCCAAATTGCGTTCATCCCCAGGCTCGACTGGTTTTATTTTGAGACTAACTGCCGACATTGTCAAGTTACGGCGTGTCGCCCTTTATTCATCTAGGGCTGGGTCTTCGCGCCCAGGGTGCCAGTTAGGGGCAAAGCCCAGGCTAGTTTCTACTCGGGTTTCGGCTGAGGTGTTGGCTTCGACTGGATCGGGTCGTTCGCTGCAGATGTGTTTGCGCCGCCATTCGCGCCACAGTTTGATTGCTTGGTTTGAGTCGCTTTCAAACTTCGAGCCGCAGCTGCAGCGTTCTCGAATCATTCATCGAGCCAAACTTTATAGGCTGCGGTGACTCTGCCTCGTTGAGGGTCGATGAAGTGTAGGCGTTGGCTTGGGGTTGCGCTAGCTGCGAGCATGACGCCTGCGTAGCGGTTGTCTGATTCGGTTGAGCCTGTTTGGTAGACCGAGCCTAGGCCATTCGGTAAAGCCCATTCCATGTGCGTGTGGTAATGGCCGACATAGGCGTCTCTGAACTCCCAAGGGTATGAACCGGACTGCCACTTGGTAACGTGGCCGACGATTGTTGCCGGTGATGCGAAGCCGTTGCGACCGACTTCATCGCCGTGTAGTAGCAGCGCGCGATAGTTGCCTATCTCGATGCGCTGGACATCTTCGGGTGAATCGTGCCAGGTGAGTCTCTTTTCGCTGGCGAGTAGTTGCCTGGCTAGCTCGTAGCACATGCGGTCGAAGTTGTCGGCGCGTGGCACTGCGTCTCGTTTAGACCCGATGCGCCCATGGTTTCCCCATTCGGCAACTACGGTGACGTTCTCGTATTCCGCGAGCGCGACTCTTACCACATCGACGAGGAGGCGTGAGACGTTCACGTATTGCTCAAAGATTGTGGAGTCGATTTCGAATGCTTGGGTTGGAAAGTTAAAGAGACCCTCGACCATGTCGCCGCCGAATGCGATTGTGACGTCTTTTACTGGGTGGTCTGCTCGGTGCATCTTTGTGATTTTGGTTGCTTTTTCGGTGAAGCGCATTACTCGTTCGCGCATGACTTCGGTGTTGTATGTGGTGGTTCGTTTTGCGCCTTGCCAGTCGGTCATGACCCAGAGTGCATGTTCGCCTTGAGAGCGTCGCGTGTCCTTGGCGGGTGCTATTATCGGTGGCACTTTTCCGAGGGCTAGCATGGCGTCAAACGCTGCGTTCCTGGTTACTTCGACCAGGTGCTCGGTTCGGTCTTTCGCTTTGAGTAGATCGCGCTGGGCGTGGACTAGGGCTTTGCGTAGTGCCTGCACATCGGCTGGCTCTTCGACCGGTGGTTCTAGATTTTCCAGCATGAACATAGCCTTGCTCTGTGTGTTGAGATTGGTTTCTCTGAGATTACCAGTCCAAGGGTTCTGAGCTCATCTGCCAGGGTTTTGATTTTCCACTTGGCTGAGTCCAATACGGCGGCCTCGAGGATTTGGGCGTCGAGCTCGTTCATGCTGTCCATGAGTGCTCGGACTTTGCAGGGTGTTTTCTTGCTCGGTGGTTTTAGGTTCTCAAGCATCGGGTTTCTGCCAAACATGGATGAGCACTCCTGGGTTTTGATTTTCTGCCCAGGTCTTTGTGATGTTTAGGTAAACAACTTTTGAGTCGTCCTCGATGAGCTCTGCGTTGGTCATGGCGTCGAGCACTGACCTGGCTAGCTTGTCGATGTCAGGCTTTTGAGTCATTAGGTTGGTTTTATTGCTTTTGGCCTTTTCCATGAAGAACGCCAGTGAGACGTTTACTGCGCCTTTGTAGCGAACTAGATCGGGGTCGTTGGCTAGCTCGCTTGTGACTAGCCTGCGCCATTCGTAGTTGCCCTCTGAGGCGTCTACCAGGATTGCTTTGCCTCGGATAACGAACGCTTTCTTTGACCCTTGTGGCCTGGGTGTTCCGGTGACGTATGAGATGAAGTGGCTCATTTTGTTTCCCTTTCGAACCATAGGTCTATGGCCTTGTCCATGTCTGTGAATCGTTGCGCTGCGTCAAAGTTGGCTTTGGCGGTCATCTCATCGTCATAGGTTTCATCCCAGTGACGCTGGCGAATCAGGCTTCGGACTCTGCGGTGTTCTGCGGCGTTCATTTCCTTGAGCGCGTTTCGGTTCTCAGTCTTGTCATCGAACTTCCAGCCAAAGTCTTCGACTAGCAGCTGCACATCGTCGGCTGTTTTGATGTTCATTAGAACGGCACCTCGATGTCGTCGATTGGCATTGGGTCTGCTGGGAATGCCACTGCGCTGACGTGTGCCTGGATGATTGAGTCGTTTAGGTGGTGCTCGACGCCTGTTTTCTCTTCACCGGTCTTAGCGGTGTAGGTGCTCATCTTGGTCGAGAGTCGGCCGTTGATTGTGATCTCATCGTTCTCGCCAACGTGGAGCTGTGGCATGTCGAACCAGGCTGTCCAAAGAACGAACTTGTCCTGGCCTTTGAAGTTTGACTTTTCCCAGAACTTGATGATTCCCTTGCCGGTCTGAGTTGCGATGCTGTTTGAAACCTTGCCGGTGACTGTGATGATTGGCATTTCTGTGTGTCCTTTTCTTGTAATTCTGTGGAAGTTATCCACAGGTTCTCTAATATGATTATTTAAGTTTTTCTTTAATTATTATTAAGTTTTATTTGTAGGACACAGTTGTCCTGTAATGCGGTCAAGATTGTCCTGTATTGCTACCAAGAATGTCCTGTAATACCAGACGGCCTGTGGATAAGTCTCGGTGCCAAAGTGTGTTATCGCACCACTCTGGACAGTCGGTTCTGATGAAGTATCGGTTGGTTGGACTCGATCCGAAACCGACGCCTCCGTGGCGTTGAATCTCGATTTCATCCATGGCCACAAGCTCTTGCAAAGCGCGGCGAATGGTTCTCACCGATGCGTTGGCATACTTCGCCAGGGTCTCTTGTGACGGGTAGCAACCTAATTCTGGGTTGTCGTTTGTGTGCCAGGCGATTGCCAATAGAACTACTTTGGCGGTTCCTGTTGCGGGGCTGTGGTGCAAAACTGCACTCATGGCTTCTGCGCTCATCTCTGTGTCTTTCCTGTATGATTTGGTTCGTGGCCGGATTTATCCTAGCCACCGCCCCCAAGGTTTCTGTGTGCCTGGGGGCGTTTTACTTTAGGGCGTGTCGCTGATTAGTTTGCCGGCGGCGTCAATCTTTGTGATTAGCTCCATTGGCTGTAGTGACTTGACGGCATCCTTGCGGAGTGCGCGCAGGCCGACGAGGTTCTTTTCGGTGGTCAGAGTGTCGAGCTCTTTTTCCCAGTCACGATCGTTTCTCATTTCGCCGCGCTGGACTTTTTCCATTTCCTCTTTGCTTGGGCGTTTGCCTTTTGGGCTGTAAGCATAGGTTGCCAGGGCGCGACCGATTGCTGAGGTGGCGCAATTCTCGACGAATGAGAGCTTGTTGACCGGTGTTGAGTTGCGGGTCTCTTGCGCGAAGTCGATGCTGACTGGGCGGGTGTCGTCGCGGTCTGCGTAAACGCTGGCCTTGATGACTATCTCGGTTTCGTTGATTAGCACGATCTCGGTGTGGATGCGACCCTGTGGGTGCTCCGCCCAGAAGCGGTGAATGCGTGAATCTACTGGTTCGTAATCTGCGGGGATGAATGCCATGTCAGGCCTTTCTGTGTTAGGTGATGACAGTATAGGGCTTACTTGTCACTCTTCTTTGTTTTTGAGTTGACGGTTTCGATTGCCGAGTTGATCGAGTTATCGAAGTCCTCGTCTGGCACTTGACCCTTGCCAGCGTAGGTGAACAGAATAGCCATGAGAAGCCCTAGGACGGCTCCTGTGGCACCAAACTGGGCAGACTCGAGTGGTTGCAACCCTTGGAGGCTTCCAGCCCCTAGAAAGGCGATTCCTGCCCCGAGCGCAAATGCAGCGACGCGGGTGACTCTTTTCAGTGGGCTACTTTTTAGCAGGTTTTTTAGCAGCTGGTTTTTTGGCTGGCTTGGCAACTGGTTCCTCCTCGTCGTCGACGGTGATTGTCTGAGGCGTGAGTGTGGCCTCAATTAGTGCTAGTGGGTCTTCGACTGGGCTGGTTGCCAGGTTAGTTTTCTCGCCTGCCATTAGGTGTAAGTGCGCGCCAGATGTGGCTGTGCCTGTGTTGCCTGACTTGCATAGAACCTGGCCTCCTTTTACTGGGTCGCCAACTTTCCAAGATTGCTCCTGGTCTTCGAGTAGGTGGTAATAGCCAAAGATTTTGACCTCGAGCTTGCCTTTGACAATGACCGGTGCGCTGATCTCGATGAAGTGGCCTAGCACTTTGGTAAAGCCAATAGCCTTGACGCGACCTGATCCGATTGCCAGGAGCGGTGTGCCTGATTGCACTGCGTAGTCGAGCCCGCGGTGTGGGCCAAGTCCTAGTTTCTTGCGAGTCTCGCTGTGTGTGCCGAACTTGTCGCTGATGCGCGAGGGCTTGGCTGGGTGGAATGTTTGAACGGTTACTTGCTTAGGCATTGGTCATAACTCCCTGTGCGATTGCGACGATTGAACCACCGATTGCTCCGGCGAAGCCCATGAATAGATATATCTTTTTTTGTAATTCACGAACGTCGCGCTCGAGTTGCTTGTATCCGTTCATCTCGGCCTTGAGTGTTGCCAGGTCTTTGATGATTGTGATTAGCAGCTCTCTGTCGGTGGTCTCAGGCATTATATAACCTCAACCCAGTCTGTTAACTCTTCGTTCCAAGTGTAAGACTTACCGTCGGTTGGGTATTCTTTAGGCGCTTTCCAAACCCAGTCAGTTGCGTTCCATTTCCATGATGCGAATGGTTGCGCTGGTTTGAAGTTGCCAGTGCTAGCAACGTAGGTGTCACCAATTGCTGCGAACTTTTTGCCAAAGTTGGCATTGTAGGATGTCTGAACCCAAGTGCCCTCGAGGCCAAGGCTGTTTAAGTATTCTTGTCCGCGCAGCTCTTCAGAGTTGTCAACGACAACTACCTGTGTCACTACGTCGTTCTCAATTTTTGCAAAGTGTGCCATGTTTAACTCCAATACCTAATGATGCATGTTCCTGAACCACCGGCTCCTGCTGAAAAATACGATGCGCCAAACTGACTGCCACCACCACCACCACCAAAGTTTGCTGTGCCAGAAGTGCCTGCCGTTCCGCTGAAAGCTCCGTTACCTGCATTGAGTCCACCGAAAACTGTTGATGCTTGGCCGCTTGAGCCACCACCTCCAGCACCATAACCATTTAGTCCTGGGTTGCCGTGATTGAATGACGTCCTGTAACCAAGACTTCCCTGACTCACAGACAAACGGGCAGAAAATCCATTGTAAAGAGTGTCAGTTCCTGAGAAATAAGGAACTAGTATAGCTGCGCCACCGCCGCCACCTGAAATTGCACCAGTAGTTGTTCCCTCTCCGCCGCCAGATGCAACGCGTCCAAATGCTGCTGGGAAACCGGCGGCACTACCTCCACCTGAACCACCAAATGAGGTAACTAGGCTGCCAAATGTGCTAGATGATCCAGTCGAACCAGGAGTATTAGATGATGCGCCAGCGGCTGCACCACCTGCACCGATTGTCACGGTGTAGCTTGTGCCTGGAGTCACTGTGATTGTCTGGCTTAGAACACCACCGCCACCACCGGCTCCGCCCTTGTGGTTTCCGGTGTCGGCACCGCCGCCACCACCACCGCCACCAACGAGAAACAACTCGATTTGGTTTACACCTGTTGGTGCAGTCCATGACTGTGTTGAGTTAATAATTACTGTGGTTGGGCTTTTAGCCGTCGATGCTGGCGGAGTTGGAATCGGGAATACTGTTACGGCCATTAGCTAATCTCGCTTCCGAACAACTGGAATGTGAGGGTGTTGCCTGTTGATGAACGGACTGAGATGATGTCAGCTGCGTCCAAGGTCAAACCCAGTGTGAATGCTGCGACGCTGTTGCCTGCGAGTGGCACATCGAACAGAATGGCGTTGACGTGAGCTGTTGCCGCGCCGTTTATTCTTGCCCAGACTCGGGCGTTCACTGGTGACGCTGTCACGTTAGTGATTGTCAGAGTAGAGACAATTGCCTGAGTCGCTGTCGGGCATGTGTAAAGGTCGGTGTCGCTTGTTCCAGCAGGATGCGCCTGTCCTAGAATCTTGTAGTTTATTGCCATGTTTATGCTCCGATCAAGAGAATTGGGCTGAGTGAATCTGGGATAACAACTGGGGGTGAAACTAGGCTCCAGGTTGAGCCGGTGTAGAACCATAGGTTGCCAGAGTCGACCAGGTAGGTGACCATTCCAGCGGTAGGTGATGACAAGGCCGAGGTGCGAGCTGACGCGTTGGCGAAGACCATTACGGTCTGATCCATTAGGTAGTCCTGGACTCTTGACGCTGGTAGCGTCTGCCCATTTACAAAGTCAAACCATCCGGCCATTTAGAACTCTTTCCATACTTCTAGTGTAGTGAACCAGTTGTTTACGTCGATGATGTGGCGCACCCTGGTTACGGTGTAAACGGTGTCGATGTCTATGTCGTCATTACTGTAAAGCACTCTAACGGTGTCGCCTGGCATGAACTCGATTGCTTCTGTTAGATCGCGCAAACGGTCGATTGCCGGTGTCGTCACGCTGGTCACTACCGTGATTGGTTTAGGCGCGAATACGGTCGCAGCCCAAGCATCTGCGTCAGCTGTGGTTGCCAGGTCGACGGTGAAGTCTTCTGAGCGTTGCCCGAATAGGTCGATTGAGTCCTGGTCTGTGTAGAGCTGGGTGAAGATTGGGTTGCCGAGGTATTCGTATTTCTGTGTGACCAAGGTGCTGTTGAACACCTGCTCGGATTGCATCGCTGAGTCAAGGTCTGCCATGCACAAGTGGTTGGCTTCGCCGTGGTTGTTGCCGATTGTGTAGACGTAGCCACCGGTGGTTGCTCGAGGTCGATACTCGAGGTAGCCGGTGCTTGGGTTGATTGCGATGAAGCCGAGACCTGTGGTCAAACAGTTGGCGGCCACCGCGCCAAAGGTGGTGTTGAGCTGCGGAGTGCCGGTCATATACCATTCGGGGTTGATGCTGAAACTGTCATAAGGAATCACGAAGCCTGTGGCGGCCACTTCGTCGATTGCCAACTGGATCGCATCGCTTGGCAGGATTGCCGCGACTGGTTCGAAGTCGAAACGGCGGTTGACTAGGAGTGCCCAGAAGTCTGTCGCGTTGACCGTGATTTGGTTCTGCTGGTCTGGCGCATAGGTCACAGCGATGTCGTCGAGGGTTCCGTGCCAAATGATGAACTCGTAGGCATCGCGTTTAGCCTTGATGCGAACCTCGACACCTGGGCGGATGAATGGGTAGTTGTTTGGATCGAATGTCCAGGACTGCATCCTGATTTGTGCCTTGCCCGAGTCTGCCTGAAAGAATACGTTCGATGCGATTGAGCCACCGATAGAGGTGCTGACGGCGTTGACTTCACATGCCAGGTCTTGCCAGGTGACGTTGCCTGAAGCGTCATCGCCTAGAACGTTCGTTCCGCCTAGCGGGCTGATGCCTAGCACAAAGACGTTGCGTGCAGCTTCGGCAAGTAGCATCTCGACTTTGAGGTCTGTAGCGATGTCGAAGTTGTTGATTACAGCCATGGTTAGCCTCTTGGCCTGATGAAGTCTCCGGTGAAGCCGTTTCGCGTTGCGTTGTTTACTGTGTTGATGATGTCTTGGCCGTTGACTTTAGGTGTGTTGATCGTGATGTTTACGTTGCCTCGAGCACCAGGAGCAGGGGTTCCCGCCTTTGGAACGGTGCCAACTTTAGGCACACCGAACGCTTCTCTAAAGCCGTCGAATGCTGCATCGCCGCGCTTTCCGCCTGCATAAATCTGTGTCTGTTCTGCCAAGGCTTTACCTTGGAAATATCCTCCAGCTGCGGAACCTGCCGCAGCTATGCCGACAATTCCAAAGGAAGCCAGGATGCTACCTGCTGTCGCTGTTTTCATAAGACCAATAGCAGCTGTCACACCGTCAATAGAGGTTTTGACTGCGTTGATACCGTCAATGGTTCCCTTGAATATTGCGACACTTCCAACCAAAGGCAGAAGCCAATTCTTGTTTGCGATAGCCCACTTAGCGACGCCAGCCAACTCTGTGAGTAATTGGTGCGCTGCGTCTGCGATTTCTTGAAGTTGCTTTTGCCCAGGTGGTGACATCATCCAGGCTGCGAAGTCGTCAAGTATAGGCAAGAGCGCGGTGCCAAGTTTCTCCTGGATTTCGCCAAAGATAATCTGCATGCGCTGGTAAGGGTCAAGGTTGGCGGCTTCTGTGGACGCGCCTTTGAACGCTGCGCCCATTTCTTCAATGGGGTTCTTTGAGCCTTTTAGGCTTGGGATAAGTTTTGTTAGAGCGGTGTCGCTGCCCTCGAGGGCTTTTGCCATGGCCTGCGTGACGGTGTCTAGGTCTTTGCCTGTGGCGGCTGAAGCGTCGAGCGCAATCTGCATGAGCTCGTTGGACTTGGTGACATCACCGGTTGCGATGAATAGTTTCTGGAATGCTGGTCTAAGTTTGTCGTCTGCAATACCGGCCTGAATCTGCATCTTAGCGATTGACTTCTCAGCCGCCGCAACGTTGGCATCCGTTGCCTTGCCAGTGTTTATCATGGCGAGCGCGAGCAACTCCTGGCTCTTGCGGTCTTCGATAGCGGCCTTGGTTGCCTCTTGCAACTCGTTGGCTATGACTTTGAACGATAGACCGATACCGATAG